AAACATTGGGCTATATTCACCATCATCTCCCCAATTAGGATATTCTTTATCTGTAGCAAACGGGCCTTTCATTACACCCGTGCCAAACAATGCCATTTCAAATGCGGCGTTACGCAAATGTTTAGATGCACCAGACTCCTCAAGCTGGTCATGAATTTTCTTTTGCATTTTTTTAGCCGCAATCATAGCTGGGCTAAATGTAATTGCTGTGGGTGTTTTACCCGGACCTTCTTTTAATTTATCTTGAATAGGTTCTAGTTTATTTTCAACTACGCCAAGTTTTTCTTGCAGTGACTGTGCAGTTGCTCCTGCAGGAAAGTCCATACCATCACCCGCAAAACCATATGGGCTAGACAATGCAGTTTCGCTACGTAGTTGCTCTGGCTCTTTAGGATCAAAACTAACATCTTCTACCACACCTTCTGGTAATTCAGTAGGCTCTACAGATAAAGGGAAACGCTGATTAGCAAACAAAACATCTACAATCTGCCCATAAGCTGCCAGTGTTTTTGTTTTTGTTACTTTAATAAATACACGAGATTTTTCTGCTTCTGTAAATTGTACATCAGGTCCATACAATCCACGATAGTTACGATAGGCACGTAGCCAACGCTCTTCATCTTGATAACGATAGTCTTCTGATCGTGAGTATCTATCTACAACAAAAGGAATAATACCTGATACATCACTATCTTCAGTAACAGAATCTTCTGTATCTTCCAATGCAATAGCATCATCTTCTATCATAATTTCTTCTTCTGCCATTACGCTTCCTTTGCTCCGACTACTACACACTTGTAGTCTACAGATTTCCAATCACCATCTAAGGGTATGTCTTCGTGTATTAGTTGCGCCTCTATACATTGTGGTTTTTCTTCAAACCATTGTACAGATTGTTTTAAACATGTTTGACTATCAAAACACACTGTTAACATTAATGACCATATAATTTCCATGTTAATATCCAAACGTACTATCTGCAACAGCCATGCTGTTTCTTGGGCCATGCCCCGTATCAAAGTCAAATATACTAAACCTTGGTCTAGACATTATACCATATCTTAACGCATCATACAAGTGGTCTTCACTATGTGTATCAATGTCTTCTGGATTTTTCTTGTCCAAAGGGATGGCTGGTAATTGGGAGATAATGTTCGTGCAACTATCAAAGAAAACAAGTCTAGGCTCCTCAGTAAAATCATCTATCTGCAATCGTCTATGTATTTCGTTCTTACCTGCTACACGACTACCACGGCTTCTATCTGATGGACGCCATCGACATCCTCTGTTAATCATTTGTTCTGCAAGAGAGGGTCCAGTATCACCACGTTTGTGCCAAAGGCTACTATCTAGCACTCCATATTTAATATTACCGTCACCCGCTTCTAAATCTAGTATCATGTCAGCTAAGTCTGTAGCTAATACTTTTGATACATACAATTCTCTGTAAACTATTAGTTGTTCGTCAGGAGCAACTGCAAACCATACAACACCAGACTTACTGCCGTAACCATAATCACAGGCTCTAAATTTAATCCAATTAGAAGGAATGTCGTAGGGATCAATAACATGTATGTTTCTATCAAACTCTGTAAAGGCTGCGCCTTCTTTAATATCCCAATCACCATCTAATAGCTGTCGCCGCTGTTGCTCTGGCATAGACAAGAGCATTGCTTCATAGTCACCCGACTCTGCCAGATAAGGATTGTCAGATAATCTTGCTGGGATAAACCTCCTTTTGAATAAAGGTCTACCAGCTTTTGCATGTCCTGCGGGATACCGCAAGACCTCTCCTGTTTCAATATCTGTTGCATCGAATGCTCTGTTATATACTGCAGGGTCGATGAACATTTTCTTGACCCACCCATGACCTCTACCGCCGGGGTTAGTCGTAGCCCTCATAAAAATTGGCAAGTCTGGTGCAGTGGACCGTAGACGTGACCGCATGTAATTCCATGCATATGGTGTGGCCCATTGGGTCAACTCGTCAAAACCTATCCAACTAAACGCCAGACCCTGATAACGCAAGACATCATCATCTCTATCCAGATATGACATCCACAACCTTGCGCCAGATGGTGCAGTCCACTGCATCTTTCTCTCTGACCACTTAATACCGGGCCAGATTTTTGGGTACAACTCCTGCGACTTATATATAAGTTCTCTTAGTTCTTCTGTTGTATGTCGCAGAAGCAATCCACTAAATGCGGGATGCCCCATGTAACGTAATGGGTCTGACAGCATGGCGTAACTTTTACCACCACCAGCACTGCCCCCATATAATACCTCACGTTCTGCAGCAGCTAAAAAATCAGTCTGTGGCCCATCGTTAGGTTTAAATAATACGTTAGCATGTTCTGCCACAGATGTATCATATTCGGCGGCTGCTATTTCTTCTATACTAACCGTTTGTTTTGGCTGCGCCTGTTCTTTCTTCTTGGAGTACCTTCGCTTTGGCGATTGCCGTTTCCGCATATTCTGCCCACTTGAGGAGGCTTTTAGCTTGGTTCTTACGCTGTCGCTCATTCTGTAACCGTTTCCTTAAACCTACGTGAGATATATATCTGCCAGTATTAGCACTAAGCCAGTTAGCAACTTCACGATAACTATATTGATTTACATGGCTACGTGCCTTATCTAGTAAATCTAACTCTGTCGGTATTGGGTCAAGAATGTCAGGGTCTTCTTCATTTTGTTTGTAGCCAAAAGGTACAGTCCTTGCAATGCGAGGTATCTGCACCCATTCGTTTTCTTCTTTAATATCGGTGGGCTGGGGCAGCTTCCACTTGCCTATACTACGTGTCATTTAAGTTCCAACAGGGTCAATGATGTTCCCTTTAGAATCACGTTTAACGCCGGGAATACGCTCTCTGTAAATTCCCTTTTTATCCATACCTGTTTGTGGCCCAATTTTTTTAATCTTCGGCTTAAATTTAGTACGATAGTCAGTATGCCCAAATCTTTTACTCATTGTCTTCCTCCTCAACAATAGCTTTAGGTGGCATAAGCATTACACCACCACTTGCTTCTACCTGCATTTTCTCTGTCTTTACTAGACCTGTACGGTCAAGCAGTTCTTTAGCTGCAGACATTTTATCACGTATGCCCAACTCTGTTGGGTCCATTAACGCACCTGCCATAGCCACTGCAGCCTGTGGAGCATTACGTGCCATATATAGTTGTGTAGCTTCTAGTATCTCTTCTTTTAACCCTTTAACAATTTCAGATGTAGAAGTGCTATCAGAATATCCTGCAATCTTTTTTGCAAGAGTTACACTACCTGCTGCCTCATCAAAAAGTACATTTAAAAATACTTGTTGTTTTGCTGTTAGTTGTCTAGCCACTAAACTCTCCATGATGCATAGCATGGGCTAATTTTGTTGAACGCCCTTTTACTTGAGTTGCCCATCTGCTATCAAGCATCTCTTTTGCTGCAGTAGGAAAATCTTCTTCGTGTATTGCCGCCCACATTTTTTTAAACTTAGATAGTCTTGGCACACCCATATTAAATGCCATATCTACTAATATAAGTTGACGTACAGCGTCTAGCTTGTCAACGCAAGGGTGCGCCCGAACAAGTTCTTCTTCAACGATCTGTACGTCATTCTGTGCTAGATACATGGCATCAGCTTCAGTAATCCCCATTGTATGAACAATTGCCATATTAGGTATATCCATCCACTCTAGTTCTGCTGGCGTAATGCCACGATCTTCTAGGTTCCGTCCTATGCCAATTGTGGCAATACCAAGGCTGTCTTCATATACTTGAAGACGTAAACCTTCATGTGTAATTAACTTTTGAATTAAATCATCTTTATTATATTTCATTTCTCATGCCCCATCCACACCGCAAATGCACCTGTCATGGCCCCCGTGACTACACTCACCAGTGCTGCTTGCTGGCTTGTCGGGTCTGGCAGGGACATGAACCATTCCACTACCCGCCAAGCGGATAAGGACATCCCAAGCATCATCAGACGTGGTAGTATCTTCCACCGTAGAAATCTTTCCATTGTTACTTCTGCCACGATTTTTCCTCGCTTGTTCTTCTGTAGTTCTCTCGTGCAAACTCCACTTCGCCACTAGGACTACCCTTTTCCAAATAGCCTAGTAGCACTGCGAACACCAAAGCTGGCAGCAACAATAACACCAAGGCTATATTGATACCATGTTGGCATTGCTTGTAGCTGTGCAAAGCCGTTTGCAACTACTTCTTCCATACCCGGAACGAACGCAAGAATGAGAGGTATAGAGAACAAAATGGTAAGCCACTCATCTTTCCACGATGACCTACTACCTTTAGCCATTTCCAAATCCCAGTCAAGTTCGCCTGTAGCTTTCTTTTCCATGATTGTAGCTTCTGCTTTAGCCCGTGCAACTTTTGCACCAGTTTCTGCTTTAGACTTTTCAACTTTTCCATTTAACCACGTTCCCGCCAGTTCTGTTACTGGTCCTATCAATAAACTTAACATTAGCCTCTCCGAAATCTAGCAGTCTTTTTTGCAATACTTTTAGGTTGCTTTACAAATTGTTTACCTGCAGCCTTACCTTTTCTTTTTGCTCTAGTTGTAGCAGCATATTCTGCACTTGTCAAGGATTTAATTGCAGCAGAGGGCAAATAACGCTCACCTGTCTTAGCAGATGGCTTACCTGATTTTGTACGCCACTTCTGTTTAGTCCAATCTTTTAAACTTTTTTGTGGTGCTTTCATTACTTTCTTGACTTCTCTATTGCTTGAAATGTTTCTCGTAAACTAGGTGGCTTTTCATTTTTAGGATCATACTTACACTCTATTTCTTTTGGAAAGTATTCGCTAGTATCTAGCCAAACACTATCCACCGTATTGTTAGCACCATGATATATGCATAACCTCTCCCCGTCTATGGTCTGGCATCCTTGCAGTCTACATATTACATATTCAGGACTTGCATTAGCTGCCATGCCTTTAAGAAATAATATAAATCCAACAAGACAACCTGCGCCAAACAATGCCATTAATATCCATGCCACAATTTCAACAAACTTACGCCTACGTTGCCTTTGTTTGTATAGTGTCTCTTGACGTTGTTTTCGGATGGTTCCTTCCATTTTTACGAGTTGATCCCATTTGGATTTACCCAAAGTCAAACCAATCCAGTTTTGTAATTCTCTGCGTTGACTTTCAGCCTTTTGTTTGGCTGCGAATGTCTCCATCGCTTCTTGTTCTACAGACTTACCTGCAAACAGCTTTTTGAAGATAGGTGGGTTCTTCGCTTCTTTCTCAAGCATGTCTAGGTCGCTAAGTGCGCCCATCCACCTACCTAAGTCGGATGCCATACTTTCTATATCACGGCCTACTTGGAAGCCTTTTTTGATAGCACCAAATGCCGCAGAAGCTGTTGCCATCGCACTAATCGGGTCCATTAATATATCCTTACGTTGTTGGGGTTAACGTATTTAGGAAGGCAGTATGCAGTAACTAGATTCCCTTGTTTATGTAGTGTCTGTGCGTACCAGACACATTCTTGTAAATCTCTAAAGAATAAATCTTTGCTCTCTAGTTTTTTGTCTTCTCCAATGCCTACAAATACAAGAAGTAAAAATACATGTTCCACTTCACGACCTGTAACCTCCACCAGCTTTCTTATAAGCTGCTGCAAGCATCTGGGCTTTTCTCGCCGACCACTGACCGGGTGCGCCACCCTTACCGCCAGCCTTAATGCGGTTAAACTGTTGCTTTCTCATTCCGGGCTTAGTGTAGTTGCCAGCTTCATTAACTCTACTTTTGCTCTTCGCCGCACCACCCGCCGCAAGTTTAATCTTTCTAACTGGTTTCTTTTTCGCTTTTGTTTTTGTAATCTTCGCCATCGTGATAATCTCGCCTCTTTGTGTTGTAAAGAAATGTCCATTGATGCTGCCCTTTGTATTAGGCTGCTTCTCTACTACTCCAGTAACTAGTTCCGTAGTCGTGTAGTATTTCTTGTCCTTTGGCTATGTCTTGAAGTGCGTAGAACCTAATAAAGTTATCGTCCTCTTCATTTACATCCCACTCTGCATTAGGAGTTTCGCTGTGATTATATATCATAGCCAATCCTAATGGAATGCAATACAAATTATCCTCTCCTTCATAGGGAGAATAAAACATGTAGTCGTGAAGAACACACTCATCGCCTATGTCGTTTTCACTAGAAACCAGATAAGGACATAACTCTATAGTATCACCTACAAAGTAGTCCTTATCCGCAAAAACACCAAGGCCGTGTATTTTAGATTTAGCTACGTATGGCAATTAACGCTTCTTTTTTGCCATGCCGCCACGCATCATCTTTTTCTTTTTAGACATCTTAGCCATGCCGCCGCCCATCATTTTTTTCTTCATCATGCCGCCACCACGCATTTTCTTCTTTTTAGCCATTTTAGCCATACCGCCTCCGGCCATTTTACGTTTCATCATACCACCTCCACGCATTTTTTTCTTAGCCATTTTAGCCATACCACCTTTTGCTGCTGTCATAACAGACTTTTTCTTTTTAGGTGTAGCCTTTGCAAAATAGTCTCGCATAATTTTTTTGATTTCAATATCATCAAAACCATCAGCTTTAAGACGTTTCTCTGCTTCTTTCATTTCCTTGCGGATACGCTTACCGACACTATCATCGGTATCTTTATCACTAGCCATTTCTTAATCTCCTTCTTTCGATAACTAAGGCTTCGTAAACATCATCTGGAAAATGCTCATAATAATTAGACTTTTCCAAATACAAAGCTGCATCGTCTAGTTTAGAAAGTTTCTGAACAAAGACCATACAGTAGGACAGGCTGTCATCTGTAACCTCATTATCTACGAGGAAATCAAGCCCAGCTTCTGTTGCATCATAGTCTGGATGAAATACCATTAGATGTAAATCAATACCTGCTATTGATGCCAACTCATTTATGCCATCACAATACCCGTCTAGGTATTCCATGTCTGGCAAATTCTCTTCTGCCCACACTACAATTTCGTAGTCGTGGTCATTAAAAGTACGAACCTCTTCTATAAGTCCGTCTAGCCCTGTATTAATACTAAAGACTACTTTGTTATCAGCCCATGCTTTTCTAGCATAGGGGCAAGGTGGTAGACCATTTAGTTTAGCACTAGGCACTTCTAAAAAGTCTTTTGACCACTTGCGTATATCACGCTCTACGGGATGCATTTTGTTTCTTTGTTTTTTGTTTCTGCGACTCAATAAACTTTCTATATATTGCAGCAGCAGCATTTTT